ACAAAGTGTAAACATCATCATCTTTTGTTTTAGATGTACCTTCTAGTTCTCTTTCTTTTTTCTCTACATCTGTTTCTTTGTCATTTGGTTTACCAAGATCTACATCTCTGTAGAAACCAGCAACCTGTTGTTTTCGTAATTCGTTTTCAGAAATTTTTACCCGATGAATAATTGCTTCCGCATCATCTAATGAGGTAGCTGTGTACGGAACAATTAAATCATCTGCAGGGACAAACTTAGAAACAGCTCGTCCTTCTACTTCATCAAAGTAAACTTTTTTAAAAGTTGATCCTGACAAAGGTAAATGAAATAACATAGAATCGAATTCAGGTTCATACTCTTTCATCTTTTCCATGATTTCATAATTCATATAATCTTTTACACGTTGTGCTTGTTGTACTTTCTCTGGAGATTGCACACCAAGTAATTGTGTTCTTACCGGTCCATCTGCTGGTAATAATTCTTTGTAAGCTAAAGCTTGAAACTGTGTAACAGCTTCTGCAAGAACAGGATGTGTTGCACCACTTGCACCTTGAAAAGGTTCTGTTCTGTTATCGTATTTAAATCCTAATAAATCTAAACCTTGTGTATAAGTTTTTTCCCAATCTTTTCTGGACATTGTGTAGTCCATATACTTTTGATTTAGGTCTGCAGACATTGCACCTAAAACTTCGTCTGGTAAAAATTCTGCTAAGTTTGCATAGTGCTCGTCACCACCTTCTGGTGATGCTGCGTTTGGATCAAAGTTGATATCAACTGATCCATCTTCATTTTCTACTGTTTCAACGGGACCAGGTTCTTCTTGTGAAGCTTGTACTTCTTCTACAATTTGTTCTTGTATTTCTTCTTCGCCCGGTACATTAACTGTTTTTCTTGGCTCGTTTGGTAGAGCCTTGTCTATGTCTGCCATTTA